GATCGACGGTGGGGATTCGATGTTCGTCGGTCCCAACATGGAAGAGAAGAACGGGGGGGCGAACGATGAAGCTGGAACTCAGATACCTGACGACGACGACGACGACCAAAGCGAATGAGCTTCGGGGCATCGCTGTTCCCTATGGCCAGCTCTCCCATCCGATTCAGGGTGTGGGGCGGTCGTTCCGTGAGAAGATGAAGCCCGGCGCCCTGAGCTACGACGAGAACACGGTACTGATGACACAGCATGATCAGACCGGGGTTCCCCTAGCACGGGTCGGCGCTGGCACGCTGGCGTTCAACGAAACGAAAGACGGACTCGAGTTCACCGCCACACTCCCCGAGGCTCGCGCGGACATCCGCGAAGCCCTCGAGCGGGGCGACCTGAGCGGTGCAGTCTCGATCGGTTTCTACATCGAGGACGGCGGAGATCGCTGGACTCACACTAAATCTCAGAGCATGCGCGAAGTGACACAGGGTCACCTTAGCGAGGTCTCTTTGGTCATCGCCGGCGCTTACGAAAAGGCCCGCGCACTTTATGGAGGACGGACGAATGTCTGACCTGGTCACTATGCGGGCTGAAGAAAACGAAGCCCGATCGCGTGTCGACTTGCTCCTGGCAGTTGACGGAGAACTCTCGATGGAACAGGCTTCCGAGCTTGACACTGCAGACGGCGAGCTTCGCAAGCTGCAGAGTCAGATCAAGGTCGCTGAGATTCGTGAGTCGGCTACGGCCTCGCTCAATTCACCAAGCTACGAGTTCCGTCTCAACGCCAAGAAGAACAGTACCGCCCTTGCCCCAGTCAGTGAGAAGCGATCCTTCGAGGCAATGTGTGACGACGCCGGCGCGAGACTTATGCGGAGGCTCGGCCACAACGTCGAAATCCGTACGGCCGATCCGTACGACACCACCGACAGCGCGGCGCTCGTTCCCGTCGACCTAAAGGACGAGCTGATTCGGCGTCTTCCCGGCATGAGCGGTGCAATGTCTGCCAGTACTGTGGTCACCGATGACCACGACAACGAGATTGCAGCAGTCGTGAACCGCATCCCGACCGTCGGCATCACCGCCGAAGGATCGGCGTTTACCGTTGCCCAGGCAACCTTCGATCGGATTCGCTTCAAGGCCTACCGCATGGCTTTGGAAACGCAAATCACACTCGAGATGCTGCAGGATAATCGTCCCCAGGCAATGGCTGAGACTCTTCTTCAGCATGTCGAGAGCTACGCCGAAGGCTGGGACGCGGCCTACCTTGCAACCATGAACCCGGCCGAAGCCAGCCGCACCGGCCCTGGTGGTCTTTGCGCTACCAAGGCTCACATCGACGCAGCTGGCGCCACTGCCATCAACGATACGGTGATGGGATCGGGCGACTTGGCAGTCTCGGACATCGTGATTCAAGACCTTCTCGATGTTCAGGCTGGGGTTCCGGGCCGGTATCGCACAGGTTCGAAGGCATGGGTGTTCTCGCCAGACGTTCACGCGAGAATCATTCAGACCATCGACGCCAACGATCGCATGGTCTTCTTCCCACAGTCCACCGGGACGCTCCAGGAAGATCCACTGTCGGTCGGAACCCTGCTGGGTTCGCCGATCTACCTGTCGGATCACATGCCGACCGCAGGCGCCAGCGCGGTCGCAGCGTTGTACCTGGACAAGCGGTCCTATCGCGTGTCACTGCGTCGGACCCTTCAGACTCAGGAAGATCCGTATACCAACGGCGGTTCGGGAATCGTCTCGTATCGCAGTCACATGCGGGCAGATGGGCAGTGGACGCTTGCGGAAGCATCGTCACGTCTCGTCTATGCGGCGTCCTGATCGCTCAATCTCTTTTCAGGGCTGGGGGGCTTCGGCCTCCCGGCCTTGCTTGTTGGGGTAATCCATGGACATCACCGCACAGACAGCGCATGGATTCCAGCTCTCCGAGTTCCGGGACCATTGCCGAATACCATGGACGACCGACGATCCCGCTATCCAGCGTTCGCTGGACGGCGGGGTTTCAATGTGGGAGACGTCGACGAATTGGTATCTCAGGGCGACGACGATCACGCTTCCGATCACGCCGGAGATGACCGTACCATTCGGGCCGGCCCCGACCATCACCAGCGTAGTCAAGAACCAGTACGGCGCTCTGGTGTCAACGGTCACAGATCAGTGGTTCATCAATCGACGCTGGGGCGCTCGAGCCTTTGGGCAGACAGCGACGGGTACATTCTCATCGGCCTATGAGTACATCGCCACGATGCAGGTTGCCGGCAGCGTAACGCCAGCGGTCCAGGCGGCGGTCTTTGATCTGGGCAACCATCTGTTTACCGACCGTGAAGGCTCAGTAACCGGAACGATTGCGACAGAGCTACCGAACAGCTTAAGAACAATCCTCGCCAATCATCAACTCGGGGGGCTGTGACCTATGGGTGGTCGGCACGCGGTCGAGTTCTACAGCGCGACGCAGACGCTGGATGACGCCGGCTCGGCTACTGTCGCCTATACGCTGGAGTTCACCGGCCTAGTCAAGTTCCAGGTGGACGCAGTATCCAAGGATGACCAGGGCGAGATCCGGCAGAGCGGCAGAGAGACCGCGAAGATCAGTCTTCCGTTCACCGAGATGATCGGTTACGACTGGCGAGTCAAGTACCAGTCGACGTACTACGACGTCGAGAAGATCCGAGATCCCAACGGCCTACGGCGAGACCTCGAGCTGACCGTCGTGAGTATCGAGCAATGAGCTTCGCCCGCGTGAGCGACATCGTCCAGTTTAGCCGGCGAGACCTGAAGGGGTTCGAGAAGGACGTTCTACGCTTTGGCAAGGACGGTCGACGAGCGCTTCGGAATGCTCACAAAGCAGCCGTCGACATCGTCAACCAGGAAGCTCGAGACAAGTACCAGAAGATGACCATCAGGCCAGAGCGACCGAGGACCGGCAAGGGCGGAGCAACGACCTACAAGCGCAAGGGTGCAGATCGGAAGATCGTCGGGTTCCGGGCCGGCATCAGGAAGAAAGGGAGCTGGTCGACGCGGACAGACTTCAAGTCGACAGGCGTCACGACTCGATCCTGGATCAACGACAAGGAGCGATTTAACTTCGTCGCGGCCATCATCGAATGGGGATTCACGCCAGGCAAGGGATCGAAGAAAGAGGGTAGGAAAGTACCCAAGACAGAGATTCGATACTCAGGTGCCAAACGTCTCGAGCCTCAAGTCATCGACGCCATGGCGGTGGCACTGACCACACAGATGGCCAAGGGTAAAACGATGACGCCGAAGGAGCTTGCCAATGTCATTCGCTGAAGCTGACGCGAAGATCAAGACAGCGATCGGCGCCCTAGCGGCAGCCTGTACGCCAGACATCCGCAACAGGGAAACAGACATTCCAGCGGTGGTCTGGAGCCTCGAGGACTCGGGAGCGACCGAGACCGCCGGCGGATCAGGCGGGCCGTACCACGCTCGGTTCCAGTTCTTCTGCATGGACAGCTCGAGGATCCTGGTGGAAGACCTCGCTGACGCCCTACTCGTAAAGCTGATCGCCTCGAGCGACTTCATGACCAGAGAAACCAGCCGATCCGGTGACGTGCTTCTGCGCGGAGCAGATACAAAACCGATCTACACTTCAACACTATCCACGGTTTTAACATTCGGGAGCTGATCAGATGGCTACATCATTCAACGGAACGGCATTCACCTGGGCTGTCACAGGCAGTACCCCCAACATCGACATACCTCTGGACTCGCTGACGTTCGGCGGCGGCGATGTGCCGGCGGTCGACTTCACTGCAGCGAACTCTGGACGCAAGCTCCAGGTGCCAGGGTTGCGGGCGCCCTTCCAGATCACGGTGGCCGGCAAGGCTCCTTCAGCAGCGAGCAGTCCAGCAGCTGGCACACAGATCGACTGGGCGATCACCGGCAACACTACGGTCGACACCGCCGGCACCAACTGGTACGTCGAATCCACTGAGGTCAGCGGGTCCGTCGACGAAGCCAACAGCGTCAACATCACGATCATCGAAGGAAGCGGGGCGAGCTGATGCCACACGAGTACCGACGAAATATCCAATTCCAGGACATGGAAGACACCGCAGAGATGTCTGAGATGGAGCAGGCCAGGACGCTGGTGGCTCGATGCTTCGGCCTCGATCCTGAGGCGGTCCGGACCATGGAAGTGGTGGAGTTTAAGAGATGCATGGAAACAGTGATCGACCGCAACGAGCTGGGCGAGTAGAGCAACGCCGGCTGATCGCCGTCTTGGCGATTCGCCTGGGCTGGACGATGAAGCAGGTACGCGAGCTTGATCTGATCGACCTACAGATCCTGATCGAAGAGCTGAGCGGCAAGCGCAAGATGACAGATTACGAGATCTCCCAGGAGCTTCAGCGATGGCAAAACGTAACCTCACAGTCCTCTTCGGCGCCGACACATCCAAGCTCTCGAAGGCACTCGGCGGGCTGAGGAAGAAGATCAACGGCGCCTTCAAGGGGATGCTATCGCTCAAGGGCATGGCGGTCGCCGGCATCGGTGGGTTCGGCATCAGCCAGGCCATCGGCGTCATGATGAACCTGTCGCCGGCCTTCGCCAATGCCATGCTCAAGATGCGCGAGCCGCTGATGAATCTGGCAGGAGCGGTCGCCGACACCATCGCCCCATGGTTCCAGAGCTTCGCCGAATGGCTGACCAGTAACGACTTGGCGGCAGGAATCAGCGACTGGTGGGCCGATCTCAAGGAGGGATTCGGCATCGTCGTCGACTTCCTCGCAGGTGTGCCGGCGCTCCTGGTCGACGGTTTCAACGACATCGTCGGGGCCTTCTCAGACATCTATGACGCCGCGTTGATCCTCCTTCGGGGATTCGATGACGCAGTCAGCAAGGCACTTGCAGCGGGTGCTGTTGATGCCGTCACAAGCGAGACGGGACTCGGTGCCGTGCAGGCGTACGGAGCGGCAGAAGCCAGGGGGGAAAGCGGGATAGCGGCTGCTGGTAAATCACTGATGGGATCTCTGCTGAGCTTCTCAACACGAGGACCAGAACCAAGCACGACCGGGGGATCTGATCGGTGACGACCACCTACTCGAAAACACTTCTCAGCAACTCGACCGCAGGCGCTGAACACTTCGGAGGCATCTCCGATCAGGTGACCTACCGAGTTCTGTTGTATCCGTTCGCCGACAACAGCACAGCAGCGGAAGTTCGATCAGCTGTGATCTCAACCGGGCACGCTGGGATCAGCGCGATACCTGGTCGGCCTCTGGTCGTCGACAGTGTGGTTCAGTACTCGGCAGCCATGATCGTACGGACGGTCCAATGTGCCACGATCGCTGACGGCAGCGGTACAGACATCACGATCGGCCTGACCCGCTACGACTGGGGGACATCCGCCGGCGGCGACGGTGACGTATCTATTCGGCTCAGTACGACGGTCACCGGTCAAGCGGTGCAGGTGTACCGAGGGAACCCATCGCTGCCGACAAGCACTGACGCGACCACAGAATTCACCGACGATGAATGGGCCACGAATAGCAATCTAAACGTAGCAGCAGGAACCGCACCCACAACAGGTAGTCCGGACGATGGAACCTATCGACCAGCTGGTGACATCGGTGGCGAATACCTCGACTGGAATGGAAACCCGATCTCGGTTCTATTGCCGGCGGTTTCCGTATCGGTTGAAGTTCTCAGGCGGGGCGCCTACTTCTCGGTTCTCGGGGCAGTCGTCGCGGATACGTTCAAGCCGTTCGAGGCTGTGACCTATGTCGGCAAGCGGAACAATGTAGCGTTCGCCGGCTTCGGTATCGGCGAGCTGCTTTGCACAGGCATCGAGCGCAAGGTACTAGATGGCGAATGGACATCGGTGATCTTTAAATGCACCAGCCACGCTTACCGGCACGCCTACCAGGTACCTCGGCCGACGTTCATGACCACGATGGGCACGATGACGTACCAGGGCGACCCGAGATCCATCGGGCATACTCGAGGCGTCTACTGGAAGCAGCCCTATCTCGAGGGTGTCGACTTCGCGGCGTTCTTCACGACATCAGAGACGGCGTACATCACCGGAGCGACGGCATGACCCCGGGATACCTGAACACGGTCCAGGGGATGACGCAGCTGTACGAGATCCAGTCCAGTACTGAGATCGAGGACGCCGGCGTCGGTCAGAACAAGTGGCGATACGTCGTCAAGCCGGCCACGCTTCAGACGATGTCATCGACGACTGCACCAGTGAAGGGGATCAGTTCCGATACGACGTTCCTCACAGGGTGGAACGTCTACGAAACAGAGAACACAGCGACCGACGCCATGGGCATCAATCCAGCGACCAGCGCATTGCCGGCAGACTTCGAGCTGTACCCGATCCCAGTCGGCAGGATTGTCCCAGGGTGGTACTACCAGGGCGGTGACCAGCTGTGCGTATTCCTCGCCTGGCCGAACCAATTCGATGGGGCATGCGATCCATGAGCATGATCCGCATGCTGGCGTGTTGCTGTGACGGTGGCGGCCCTGACGGCCCAGGCACCGACAGCCCGCTATGCAATGTGGTCCAGTGGTGCTACGCGAATAAGAAGATGGAGCCGGACCTGATCAGCTTCGCCACGACTGGCACGAAACCCGAAACGTCACCATTCAACGTGCAGACGCCCGACTGGGTGACAGCGGTAACCGGGGTAACTGTGACAAGCAAGACGTACCTCGGAGGCGGCGGCGGCCTAAGCGATCGCTGGCGCTTCGACATCGACTGGGACTACACAGCGGTGTACTCCGGCACATCGGGCAGCGCCAACTGTGGCTGTCAGCGAGGCGGCGTCTGGGAGCC